ACGGCATCCTCGACATCGGCGGGCACTACGAGGCGCCGTTCGTGGTCGCGCGGTGGAACCCGGTAGCGGAGGACATCTACTCGGCATCGCCTGCGCTGGACTGCCTGGGCGACATCAAGCAGCTGCAGTACCTGGAGGGCGAGAAGCTGCGGCTGATCGACCTCCTGTCGAAGCCGCCGCTGGCCGTGCCGGAATCGCTACGCAACAAGGGCGGTGCGAGCCTGAACCCAGGCGCGAAGACCTACATGCCCGACGATGCGACGAGCGCGAAGGCGGAGGTGATCTACTCGCCCAACTACGCGGCGCTGCAGCAGGTGCGCGAGGAGATACGCACGGTCGAGGCGCGCATCGAGTCGGCGTTCTTCTACAACCTGTTCCTGATGCTGCAGCAGCTCGGCGACCAGACCGGCCGCACGGCGTTCGAGATCGAGGTGCGGCGCGACGAGAAGGCCACGGTGCTGGGGCCGACGCTGGAGTCGCTGACCGACGAGGTGCTGGACCCGGTGGTGGTGCGTGTCTATCGCTTGCTGGAGCGCGCGGGACAGATCCCGGATGCGCCGGAGGCCCTGGACAATGTGCCGCTGAAGATCGAATACACATCGATCCTGGCGCAGGCACAGCGTGCCAGCACCAGCGGCACCATCGAGCGCACGGTGCAGTTCGTCGGTGACTTGGCGAAGGTGACCGGCAGCCCCGATGTGCTGGACAAGCTGGACGTGGACCAGACGGTGGACGTGTACACCCGGGGCATCGACGCACCGGCCTCGATGATCCGTTCTGACGACGCGGTCGCCGACATGCGCGAGCAGCGTGCGCAGCAGCAGCGCCTGGCGCAGATGGCTCAGCTGGCCCCGGCGCTCAAGGACGGCGCGCAGGCAGCGAAGGCGGCCAGTGACGCGGTGCCGCAGGACGGCTCGATCGCGCAGACGCTCGGCGCCACGCTGGCCGGAGCCGCAGCATGACGCACCCGCTGACCCGCAACGACGAAGTCGAGCGCGCAACCAATCGGGTCAAGGAGCAGCAGATTCGCCAGTTGCAGGACGACGTGCGCGCCACGCTCGACCTGCCAGCGGCGCGGCGTGTGGTGTGGGCGTTTGTCCAGGCCATGGGCATCGACGGCTCGCCGTTCAACACCAACGCCATGGCCCAGGCCCGCGCTATCGGGCGTCAGGAGGCCGCGCAGTGGTGGTTCTTGGCGATGCGCGACAACTGCCCGGAGCGCGAGGCGCAGATGCGCAGCGAGGCAAACAAGGCCCAGAAACAGCTGCAGCAGCAGCTCAACGCAGCAGAGGAAACCGAAGATGACGACTGAAACCGCAGCTGGAACCGGCAATCAAAATCCCGGGGAGAGCGCGCAAGGCACCAACGACGCCGCGAAGCAGCAGGAGACGACGGCCACCGCGCCGGCCGGCTCCGAGGGTCAGGGCAACGAAGGTGGTAAGGCCGGCAATGCCGGCACGTCCAAAGAGGGCGACAAGCCCGCCGAGGGCGCAAAGAAAGGCGAGGAGAAACCCCCCGGCGCACCCGAGCAATACGGCCAGTTCAAGGTGCCGGACGGATTCGCGCTGGAGGGCAAGCGGCTGGACGTGGCAACTGAGTTCTTCAAAGCGAAAGGGTTCACGCAGGAACAGGCCCAGGAGGCTATCGACCTGTATACCCGCATCACCGGGGAGGACGCCGCCGCGATGCAGACGGCACTCGAAGCCCAGAAGCAACAGCAAATCGAAGAGTGGGGCACGCAGGCGAAAGCCCAATTCGGCGACAAGTACGACGAGAAAGTCGGGCTGGCTCGCACTGCGGTAAAGGCGGTGAACAACCCGGAACTCATCAAGGCATTCGATGAGCAGGGGTGGGGCAACCATCCCGCACTGATCGAGGCCTTCTCGTTCTTCGGGGTCATCGCGCGCGACAGCGGCATGGATGGCCTGGGCGGCAGTACCGCGCCCGGAAAGCCGGCCGACCTCGCAACCCGCCTCTTCGGCGACGACAAGAAGTAACCGCAACCACACCCTGACCACAACGGCCCCGAAAGGGGCTTTTTTTATGGAGCAAACCCTATGGCTACCATCGGTGGCGATGCTGTAACCCTGCTGGACGTTGCGAAGCGGCTGGACCCGGACGGCAATACCGCGGACATCGCGGAACTGCTGACCCAGGACAACGAAATCCTGACCGACATCCCGTGGTACGAGGGCAATCTGCCTACCGGCCACCGCGTCGCCCAGCGAACCGGCCTGCCGGCCGCGTACTACCGCAAGATGAACGCCGGCATCCCCAAGTCGAAGTCCACCACCGCACAGATCGACGAGGCGTTCGGCGAACTGACCGCGCTGTGCGAGATCGATAAGTCCATCGCCGACCTCAACGGCAACACCGCGGCGTTCCGCCTGTCCGAGGCGCGCGCTTTCATCGAGGCAATGAACCAGACCTTCTGCCAGAAGCTGTTCTACGGCAACGTGGCAGCCAACGGCGAGGAGATTCTGGGCCTGTCCCCGCGCTTCAGCTCGCTCACCGGCGCCGACAACGGCGTCAACATCATCGACGCTGGCGGCACCGGGTCGAACAACACTTCGCTGTGGCTGATCGGCTGGTCCGATCACACCGTCTGGGGCGGCTTCCCGAAAGGGTCGAAGGCCGGCATCCAGTTCCACAAGGGCAACGGCGACGACTGGGCGTTCGACGCGAACAACAACCGTTTCCGCGCGTACATCGACGACTACAAGTGGCAGAACGGCCTGGTGATGAAGGACTGGCGCTACGTCGTGCGCGTGGCGAACATCGATACCACCACGCTCACCAAGAACGCCAGCGCTGGCGCGGACCTGATCGACCTGGTGGCGCAGGCCGTCGAGAAGATCCACAGCACCACCGGCGTGATGCCGCGTTTCTACGGCAATCGCACGCTGTCCTCGTTCTTCCGCCGCCAGATCACGAACAAGATCGCCAACTCGACCCTCGCGTGGGGCGACGTTGCCGGCAAGCGCGTGATGATGCTGGAAGAAGTCCCGTTCCGCCGCGTGGACGCGCTGCTGAACACCGAAGCCCGCGTGGTCTAACAGGAGAACCCGCACATGTTCCTCGACGCAAAAAACGAGTTCTCGACGGCGCAGACCATCGCGACCGCCGTATCCACCAACATCATCGACCTGACCCCGCTGAAGTCCGCGGCGCGTGATGTCGGTGTCGGCCAGCCCGTGTATCTGGTGCTGACCACTCCCACCACCCTGACCGGCACCACGCCGACCCTCACCGTCGCGATCCAGACCGACGACAACGCCGCGTTTTCGTCGCCCACCGTGATGGCGACCAGCGCCGCACTCACCCCGGCCAACTTCGCGGCCGGCCCGATCGTGATCCCGCTGCCCAGCGGCGCCGAGAAGTATCTGCGGCTGAGCTACACCGCAGGCGGCACCGTCACGGCGGGCACGGTCACCGCAGGCCTGACGCTGGGTGCTCAGCGCTGGAAGGCCTACGCCCGCAACTACGTCGTCTAAGGAGCGCCGACCATGAGCATCAAAGTCAAGGCCATCGCAGACGGGTACTACGGCAACGTGCTGCGCGTCCCGGGCGCCGCCAATGCGGAGTTCGAGATTGCCGGCGAGGACGAGATGGGCAAGTGGATGGAGCGGGTCGGCGGGAAGCCGTCGTCCGCTTCGCCGCCGGCCGCCGATCCGTTCCTGGACCGCAATGTGCCGGAGATCGTCGCGGATCTCGCGTCGCTGACGCCGGAGCAGCTGGTCAGCTACCGGGAGGACGAGGAGAAAGGCAAGGCACGCAAGGGCGTGCTGGACGCCATCGACGCCGAAACCGCCGCTCGCTCCGCCGACGCGTAACCGCTTCATTCGCTGCAACGACACAGGGGGCGCCTTCGGGCGCCCTCTTCATTTCCGGGAGAAGGCGCAATGAAGCTGGTATCGATGAAGACCTCGCCGAGCGAGGAAATGGAGGGCATGTCCAGCATGCCGCCGGTGGGCGCCCCGTTGGAGCTGCACGCGCTGGCCCGGGTGATCTCGGTGTCCGAGGAGCAGGTGGAGGGCAAGGCAAAGCGCTGCGTGGAACTGCAGGTCACCGACCTGGGCTTGCCCGATCCGCCCCGCCGCCCGATGGCCGATCGGCTCTACGGCCCGCGCGAGGACTGAGCCATGCCCTCGCAGGTTGCGATTTTCAATCTGGCGCTTGGCAAGCTCGGCAATGACGTGGCCATCGCCGCGCCGTCCGATCGGTCCAAGGAAGCGCGCGCGTTCATGCGGCTGTGGGAGCCGATGCGCGACCTGGTGCTGGCCGAACGCAATTGGCCGTGGGCCATCAAGGCGCAACGCTTGGGGCTGGACGCGGAGGCGCCCCTGCCCGGCTGGACATACCGCTACGCGCGGCCAGTGGACTGCATCACCGCCATTGCGGTGACCGACGACAACGGCCTGCGCTCGGTACGCCGGCTGTCGCTGTGGTGCCGCCGCGAGAATGTGTCCGCCTACATGCACGACTACGAACAGTGCTACGGCGCACAGGGAACCGGGCTGCTGTCCGACCTGCCGCTGGCCTGGCTGGTGTACGTAGCACGCGTGGATGATCCGCAGCGCTACCCGGCGAAGTTCGTGGACGCACTGGCCTGCAAGCTGGCGGAGGAGGCCGCACCGTCGCTGATCGGCGACAAGGGACTCAACGCCAAGACGGGCCTGAAACAGCTGTATCAGATGGCACTCACCACCGCCGCCGCTCACGACTTCAACGAGCTGAACGAAGACGCCGAGCCGATGAGTGCTATGCAAGCGGCGAGGGACTGACCATGCGCTTTCTGCAACCGACGATGTCCGGCGGTGAAATGTCGCCGGGCCTGCAGGGGCGCACCGATTTGGTCCGCTATGCAACCAGCCTCAAGACCTGCCGCAACGTCATCACGAAGCCGACCGGCGGCGTCGCGAAGCGCCCGGGGTTCCTGTTCCGCGGCGAGGTGAAGCATAGCGACCGCGATACCCGCATCATCGAGTTCGTCTATTCGACGCTGGTCAAGTACCTGATCGAGATGGGCGACGGCTACATGCGCTTCTGGGTGAACGGCGCACTGCTGCGCGATGGCAGCAACAACATCGTCGAAGTGACCACGCCGTACACCGGCACGCTGATCTACGACGTGCGGTTCACGCAGTCGGCTGACGTGCTCTACCTGGTGCACCCCCAGATCCCGCCGAAGGAGCTACGCCGGCTGTCGGCCACCTCGTTCGAGATGCGCGACTACGCGTTCCGTCGCGGCCCGTTCCGGCCGTTCAACACCGATGAGGCCGCGACGATGGCGGTTTCCGCGGTGCAGGGGGTGGTGACCGTCACCGCCAACGTGTCGGCCTTCACCGTGGACATGATCGGGTCGCTGCTGTACCTCGAAGAGAAGGAGCTGCGCTCGGTCAAGCCGTGGGTCGCCGCCGAGAAGAATGTCCCGGTCGGTGTGCTGCGCCGCTCCGACAGCAAGGTCTACCGGGCCGTCAGCGTGCCGACAAGCCTGGGCAGCATGGGCACGCCGTACTACGTCTGCGGCGGCGTGCGACCGGTGCATGACGTGGGCCGCGCATTCGACGGCCCGCAGGACATCAAGGACGACGGCGTGAACAGCTACGCGGTCGGCGTCGAATGGGAGTACGTGCACGGCGGCTTCGGGTTGGTGCAGATCACTGGCTACACCGACCAATACACCGTCACCGGCACAGTGATCGAGCGCATCCCCGATGGCATCGTCGGCACCGTGCCGCCGCCGGCCGCCGGCCCGTGGACGTTCAACGGCGATGGCACCACGCTGCAATTCAGCATCCCCGGCGCGACCAGCACGTCGTATCTCGACTACACGGTGACCATCAACGACGTGCCGGTGCAGTCGAATCCCTATTACCCAGGCGGCAGCGGCACCGGCGGTTCCAGCACCGGCGGCATCGGCCGTAGCTCCAGCAGCGAGGTGGCGTGATGGCACAGGGTTGGACGATCAACGCAACGGCGGACAAGATCGATTTCTTCGAGCCACCCCCGGTCGGCACTGGCAATGTGGTGGTGACCGAGTACGCCCGTGGCGCTGTCGGTGGCACCGACGTGTGGGCTGCCGGCGCCTGGTCCTACCGCTACGGCTACCCGGGCGAGGTGGAGTTCTACGCGGATCGGCTGTGGTTCGCCGGCTCGCCGACGGACCCGCAAACGGCGTGGGCGTCGAACATCGGCGACTACAACAACTTCGGCCGCAGTTCGCCGATCGTGGACAGCGACGCCGTGTCGTTTACGATCAACCTGCGACAGGTGAACGCGATCCGCGACCTTGTGCCGCTGGACAATCTGCTGATCCTCACCAGCGGCAGCGTGTGCAAGATGACCACAGGGCAGGACGACGTGGTCACGCCCTCGACCGTCGGAATCAAGCCTCAGTCCTACTACGGCACCAGCAAGGTACAGGCAAAGGTACTGGGCGAGTCGGCCATTTTCATCGAAGAGGCGGGACAGCGGATCCGCGACTTGTCCTACCAGTTCGACAAGGACGGGTTCCGCGGCAACGAAATCAGCATCTGGGCCGATCACCTCATCAAGGGACACACGTTCCGCGGCATCGAGTCCGCGCCGTCGCCGTGGTCCGTGCTGTGGTTCCCGCGCGATGACGGCGTGCTGATCGGGTGCACCTACGTGCCTGAGCAGGAGGTGATCGGTTGGCACCGGCACGACACGCAGGGGGAGATCCTGGACATGTGCTGCTTGCCCAGCACCGACGAGACGGACACCTACGCGCTGGTGCGGCGCGTGGTGAATGGCGTGTCCAAGCAGTACATCGAGCAGCTGGCGCCGACCCGATACACCGACCAGGCCGATTACAAGTACCTCGACAGCTGCCTTACTTACGATGGCCGCAACACCACGAACACCACCATCACGATCACCAGCGCAGGGGATTGGACCGAGACGGCGGTGCTGACGCTCACGGCGAGCGCCGCGCTGTTCGTGGGCGCTGGCGACGTGGATGACGGCTTCGAGTTCATCGTCGGCGACGAGCGCGCGCGTCTGCGCATCACAGAGTACGTCAGTGCCACGCAGGTGCGTGCCTACTCGATCGGCACGCTGCCAGTCGCGATGCGGGGCACGCCGTTGCAGTCTTGGACGTTCCAGCGCAGCACGATCAGCGGTCTGGACCATCTGGAGGGGCTGGAGGTGGTGGCGCTAGTCGATGGCAACGTGCACGCGCCTCGCACGGTCGCCAGCGGCACGATCACGCTGCAGGAGCCGGCCGGCGTCGCCCAGATCGGGCTTCAGTACACGGCTCATGTCGAAACGCTGGAGGCCAACAACCCAGGCGGCGAGTCCATGCGCCCGGCGAAGAAGCTTCCCTTCAAGGTTGACTTGCAGGTCTTGGAAACCCGCGGCATCTCCATCGGCGTTGCGCTCGACCTGCTGGACCCATTGGCGCAACGCGAATACGAGGACTACGACGTGCCCACCACGCCGTTCACCGGCGTTTTCACCAAGACGATGACCTGCCAGTGGGGCAAGGATGCCGGGCACTTTCACATCCTCTCCGACGATCCATTGCCGATGGAGATCCTGGCGCTAATCCCCTCCTACGCGGTGTCCGATTAATGCAGCGCGCGCAGATCATCGCCGCGACCCGCGACCACATCGACATCATCGCCGCCAGCCCGCGGCCGGCCGACGTGGCCGAGTTGTGGGCTTCCAGTAGGGTCAGCCCTGCGGAAGCCATGCACGCGGCAATGGATGCATCGCGTCACGCCTATACCGGCGTGTTCGATGGTGTCCCGGTGTGCATGTTCGGCGCTTCCCCATACTCGATCCTTGGCGGCACAGGCACGCCGTGGATGGTTGGGTCCACTGGACTGCGACCACTCGCCGCGCAGAAGGCGCTGGTGAAGCTATCGCGCCCGGTAGTGGACTTCATGCAAGACGAGTTCCCCGAGATGCTGTTCAACCTCGTTGACGACCGCAACACGTCGGCGAAGCGCTGGCTTCGCTGGCTCGGTTTCACGATCACCAAACCGATCACCTTTGGGCCGGACTCGCTGCCGTTCCGCCCGTTCTATCGCCGGAGTCATGCCCATGTGTGAAATCACCACTGCCACC